TAGGGCATCATACTGACCTTGGCTTAGAGGTACGTTGACTAGACGTTTAACTATCTTACCGTGTTCTTCTAAGTCATCTTTAAGATGTTGCTCTGCCTCTGCTATAGTGCAAGTCATTCCAGAACGAATACCCTTAGTTTTCCCAAATCCCAACGTCCAAACACCGGCTGGACAGCGATATGAGTGTACTAGGCCATCGTCCTTGACTTTGTGCAAGCCTTCAAATTTCTTAACAAGATCAACGCATTGCTGCGATACATTAGTTGGATGCATTTTATTAAAATCACTTATAAAATAAATTAAATATACTACTATTATACACTAATTCGGCGCATAATTCAACACTTACTTACAGGCGTTGCTCTAGTTCTTCTATGCGATCATTAGCTTCCTGTAACGCTGACCACAGGACGGGTACTAGGCTAGAGTAGTCCACGGTTTGATACACCGGCATACCGTCAACATCTTCAGCATCTTTATCCCCAAATACTGCCCAAGGAACAACTTCTTGAAGTTCATGTGCTATAAACATGGCCCTTGATTGTGTGTCTGTATCCCGCTTACCCATAATGGCATCTACCGACATAACTAAATGAGTGGCGTCTCTTAAACTACCTTCAACCGTCTTAGTTCTGTAATCAGATGTCGTTACATAGCTGGCGGCTGAAACTGCATTCGTAATGGTGGCACTATCGCCGGTAATATCACCAGCCACTGAAGCATCACCGCTCAGAAACAAATCCTTCCATCGAGTGTTTAGAGAACCTATGTCCTTCGTATTTGTTACATCAGGAAGCATTGAACCAACGCCGGTCGTAATATGAGCTAAGGCTTGCCAGACCGCCGAATTTGCCGTGCTATCTGCACAAATGTGCATACGATCCGTAGTCACGTTCACCCAAATAGATCCAACTGCGTAGCCTAAATCTGTATCATCGTTGGCTGTAGGATCTGCCGTAGCATCCAGCTTGTTCAATCCTCCTACTCCACCATTGGCGGCAGAAAGATAGCCGGTAACTGAGCTTGCTAGAGGTATCTTTGCACTATCCCCCGCTAAACCTGTATGCGTATGGCCTGTGGTTCCAAAGGCTGTTTCGAGTTGGTTAAACTCTGCGTTTAAAGGCGCTGCAGTAATATCCAGTGTGTTCTGTATGCTGCTTGCCGACTGTCTGGTGTATCCTGCCATTATCTTTTCCCTGACTGTGCAAATTCAAATACTAGCCCTTGAATAGAATGTGGGCTGGCTACTGCGTCCGTTACGAAGGTAGCTCTAGTCGAGTAGCCGCTGCCTTGTATGTCCGACACGATGACGGGCTTACTAGAGCCGCCGTATTTAACGTCTGTAGCGTTATAAGTTATGTTTCTGCCGCCATAGACTGTGGGTGCGCCGGTAGAGGTTTGGCTGTAATCCCGTGGCGTAGAGGTGTCTGGATCAGACCAATCGTATTCGATGTTGAGCAGCATGGTGAACGGGCCTTCTGCCCTAATAAATGTATTTAGTTTATGAATTACCTTGCGGATTTCAGTGTCGCCAAAGTCTAAGAACGGCGTGGAGTAGAGGCTGATAATGTTATCACCGGCTAGGCTATTGCCTGTCTCTTGGCGATATACCTTACCATCAAAACCGCCATGTAAGACGTACTCTTCTGCTCCTATGTATTCACTGGTGCAGACCGATACTTTAAATCCCAGTAATTCAGAAAACTCCCACCCCATGCCTTGTGGAGTACTGGTTAAGCCACCTAATATGCCCTTGCCTTCGGAAGTATTGTCTCCCACAAAAAGACGGATTTGAGACTTAGCTCTGATGACCGTAGAATTAAGCGTATCTAAATCCTCGTTACGGATAATATCAGTGAGCTTGGCTTGTATATTTTTACTTATAGAGCGGATCTCTACGTCACCGATATTGGCAGTTCCCGATACAGGGCGTAGGCCATCAGGGCTAAGAAATATTAGATCCCCGCCTAGTTCTTGTACGGAGTCACGGGCTACGCAGCCTACATTGCTGGTTACATTATCGGGCTTAAACGGGGCCGTGGCTCCTTGGGCTGTATTCTTGGACAGCTTCTTAATGGCGTTCTGCCCGAATACAAATAAATCCTCACGAAACGGCTTTAGCTGAACGACTTTAAATCCTGCAGAATACTGATGACTATCAGCCGCCGTAGTCCAAGTGTATGGATCTTGTGGCGCTGAATGAGCAATGCCGTTTTGGTAGCTCGTATCACCAGCAATAAACAAATACTGCTCAAACACTTCTACGATTTCAGGGGCGTCATAGGCATTCGGCCCACCGGCACTAGACGATCCACCTGAGTTGGCTGAGAGTACCTGCTTCCAGTTCGTACCATCGAAGATTGTCAGAGGGTTTATACCATCAGCAAAGGCCACCATAGAACCACTGCCAAAGTTAAACTGCACATGGCGTATCTTGTTAATCGTCTTAGATCCGCTAACGGTATTATGCGTAAAGCCAGTGGTGATTTTGCTCCAGCCAGAGCCAGTAATGTGTTTCCAGAAAGAGTAAGTATTTCCAGAAACATCCTTACGTGCGGCTATAATGTAAGGCGATCCTAAAATTTCATTGCGGTACATGCAGAGTCCAAGGATCTTACCTTCGGCTACAGGATTGGAAGACCCGTCTAATGCCTGTACTTCCTGCCCGTACTCGCCGCCAGAATAGGTAACCGTAGTGTCGTAGTGATCAAAGCCTTCGATGCGTCTATAGCCGCCAAATAAGCTAGGCTCGTAGTTTAATAGGCGAGTAGCTGCACCGGGATAGTTGGCAGCAAGATCCAGATGGTTCTCATTGCTATTCAACCCGCCTTTGCAGATTACTTTATATGAGTCGATACGATCCACTATAAACCACTCACTGATCTAAAACTGGCTGAAACATTACCACCGCCGAAGTTCACTCTGGTGTCTCTGACTTCGCTGTAGCTGTTGATGTATTGTGATTTCATGTCGGCTATAGCCCGTTCAAAATTGCGCTGGGCTAGTTGGGCCGACTCTGGATTATCCTTAAACATATAGATGTGGTACAACGCACCTTCTACGAAGACTGGCGTCAATACATCAGGATAAACCGAAGCGCCTGTAGGTGTATCGTTATATGCTACAAGCTCAGTCGGGTGCAGGAAGTATCTAAACTCAAGGCGGTACGGCTTGTCGGGTGCAGGGCTAATACCAAACCCTACGCCGTGGCTGGGAAATACATACTCAGGCCGACCAATACCTGACGTAGCTGCGTCATCATCCTTATCCCGATAGCTCTTGTACCAGACATCTCGATCTATGTACTGCAGTGAACGGTTCTCTGTGGAGTAGGTTCCATCACCCACAATCTGGAAAGAGTTCCACTCTAACGTCTTAGCCCTAGTCGGATTGGAGTATTCGGTCTGCCCCACGACAAGCTGCGTCAATTCCTCAGCCGCATTAAAAGGCCACTCGAATTGCTGTGCGTTAAAGTCAAATATGGCGCTGTTAATCGCATCCTTAGCCGCCGCCTGTATGCCACGGGCGTTCTCAAAGTCAGACTGCGTAAGCTCGACTTCATTGAGTCGCCTTAGCACCCGATTAGTCAGGTCAATAAAAGTAGTCATGTACGGGCCTTTTTAAGCTGCGTTTCTAAACGGGCTGCTTGGAGTAGAAGTTGAGGTAGTCGCAAACGGCGACACATTTAGATCTGAACTTCTTGAAGTAAATGGCGGCTCAATCACGCTAGTAGTTATGTTTTGAGCGCCTTCGGCATTCACAATGGGGCTATTAAGAGTACTACTAATAGTACCAGTTAAGGTTAAACTAGAATTAGACCGGCCTACGCTGGTGATAGTAACAGTAGCACCACTCTGGAATACGCCTTCGGGATTGGCTTGAGTAGTAACCCCGATATTAGTAGACGGCCTACCGTCTGCAACTGAATCACCATCGATAGCGGTGGTTGATGATATATCAGTCGCTGCAGTAGCTTTTCTAATACGATCAAACGAAACAACGACAGAGCTTTCAACTTCAGCGGATACTTGCGGCTGGGCAACTAATTGAGCAGCTACAGGAGCAGTGCAGGAGATCGTTGCTGAAATAAGTGATGTCGATACTCGCTCTGCATCGATTGCTGCAGACGATTGTATATTGGTAGAGGTTCTTCCTAGACGTATTACTTCAGGATCTACCGTAGCCGATACAGCCAAATCAGTGGTAACACGTTCAGCTATTGCGCCTGTAACTACGGAAGCAAATGTATACGTTTCATCAGCTTCGGAGTTTTCTGGGATAGAGCCAGTAACCGTAGCTGCAAATACTAGATTTGTCTCGCTTTGAATGTCTTCTGCAAGTGTGCCAACCGCTGCAGCCGTGATGCTGTAGGTCGTATCGGTTTGTGCAACTCTGCCTTTACTCGCATCCAAGCTTGCAACGAAGCTGTAGGTCGTATCAGCGGCAATATCTGCGCCTAAACCTGCGTCTAAAAAGCCGGTAAAGCTATAAGTCGTATCGGCGGCAATATCTGCGCCTAATCCCGCATCTAAGACCCCAGCAAATTCGTAAGTGTTGTCTGCGCCAACATTAGTACCCGTAGTTGCAGTTACTGAACCAACAAAGCTGTAGCTGGTTACCGTGTTAGCCGCTCTAAATTCTTCACTTAAAATAGTCGCTTGTGTTGCGATATTTGTATTTGCGGCAGCTTTAATGATCCGAGCAATATCGGCAGATGTAGCAAAATTTATGGAAGCTGTAATGTCAGGTGTTATAACCCGCACGGCAGCAATCGCAGTAGTGGTTTGAGCGTTTGCCGCAATATTAGCGGTACGGATGCGCTCGAATGAAATTGACGTAGAGGTAGAAGCGGAAGCTGTTGCACTGCCATCTATAAGTATTTGGGCAACGGCATCGCTGGTGGCAGCTATAGAAGTGGATGCGGCTGCTTCTATTACTTTTAAGCGGCCCGTCACACTTGCTGTTGTCGAGTAAGTTGTATCTGTCTCAGCGTCAGTGGCTTTTGAACCTACAACTGAAGCCGTGGTGCCAAAACTTGTTTCAGTTTCGAGGCCCACGCTTCTGGAGCCTACGACCGCTGCATCAGTGCTTAAAACTGTCTCAGTTTCAACACCAATACTTCTTTTGCCTACAACGGTGGCATCTGTGCCGAGTTCCGTGTCTGTCTCAGCACTGACAGCAAGTTGCCCAACTACAGAAGCCGTGGTGTCTAGGCCGGTATCTGTAGCGATCTGAGAAGATTGAGCGGCGTTCAGAGTTGCCGTTGAAGCAATAGATGTTGTTGGAGCCGCACGTAATTTAAGCGCTGCAGTACTTGTAGTGGTTGCAGCAATAGAAGCCGCAGCGGCTGTATTTATAATGCGCTGATAATCAACGGTGCTTACGGCAGTGATATTTGTGCTTGGTCTGCC